GATAGCTTGACGAGGGTCGGCTGGTTAGGCGTGCCTTGGCTATCATCACCCAGGTTTTGTCCCCCCGTGTTACACGTCGGGCTATCATAGGCAGACACAAAAAAAGGGTGATCATTTCTGACCACCCTTGCTATAACTAATCTTGCATTCGCCTCTTGGGATTCATTATTGATGTCATATTTAAGCTCCTTGTAATTCATATTTAATATCTAATATTTCAGACCATATTCTATCTTTGTTTTTTGTAGTTGATAGAAGTATTCTAGATGGAATGACCATATTTTGATTACACGCATCGCAACAGCGTCCGTCATATGGATAAGCATTGTTACCATAACCTTCGTAGCTATTTGAACAAAGGGAACATTCTTTAAATTTTGAAGTCATAGTATTTAGTAATTATGGGTAGCACCCTAAGATGCTACCCGTGATTAATTAGGCTCTAGCTTCCTCCTTTAATTCTTCAATTTGGTCATCTAGACTTTCAATTGCGAGATGAAAGTTTACCTTGGTATTGACCAACTCAATAAGTTTGTTTTGGTCATAATGACTAAGACCTTTTAAGTCTTTCAGCTCTTTATCAAATGAGCATCTGATTGTAAAGAGTAACTCTTCAGTTCTCTTTTCTTCTAGGTTCATAAAGAACGATCTTGCGTCCTGTAGTTTTTGAATAATGTTAGTATTTGACATAGTATTTTGTTAGTTAGTTATAGCTTAATTGCTATAATTAGAATACTGATTGATAGACCTAATAATTGCAAGCATTATTTTTCAAAAAAATAATTTTTATTTTGCTTGACAACCCACCCATGATAGCTGACCATGCGAACGAAGAGCGTAGCACCGAGGCTTGCTCGGTATAATCGCGGAGCGATGAGTGAGCGTGATGGTTGGCTATCATCACCGACAGGGGGGGGGAGGGGGTCAGCAGCCTGTCGTGTCGTCAGACTACTATATATAAACCAGCGTCTAAAAAAATTTTGGACTCAAGGGGCTTATTTGCGGCCTAGGCCTTTTGGGCCATTGTTTCGGCCTCGGTTCTTTTTCTTGGACATAACTCTAAGGTTACCTTTGGAGTTATTGGTAGGGTTACCATCTTTATGGTCAATATCTTTACCTTTGATGGCTGACTTGCCATACATCCGAGCAGCCGTTCTGCGGGCCTTATTGCGCGCTGCTCTCCGTTTTTTTTGTAAAGGGGAAGAATGGTAAATGTAATCCTTGCGTTTTCTGGTTGCTTCTGATTCTGCCATGTTTTTTCTAGTTGCTTTTATTAGCCATGCGGGTTATTATAACATATGCGGACACAGCTTCGCCATAGCGGGGTCATTGACTTTATTGCGAGCTAGGTAGTGCGAATAGTTTACTCATAGGTCAATGGCTTATTTTTTTACCTTTCCTTCATGCTATTTCGGGGAAAGTAACCTATAATCTCTGAGGGTGTTTAGTCCTGGGAGACTCTCTTTGAAGTTTAATGTCATTCTTGGCGATTACCAATTTTACCGTTCAGAGATAAATCTATGCGATTTATCTATTTTCACCCTGGGGCTTGCAAATGGACTATAATATGTTTTAATCGCAGGCATTATAGCATAAGATTTTAGTATGTCTAGTCCCAAAGAAGAATTATTAATAAAAATTAAGGAATCAGTCCTTGAGTTTGCTGCTGACGAGAAGTTTGATAAGATCAAGTGCTTGTCTAGGTACGATCCAGACAAGGTATCTAATATCTTGTATTTGTTTAGTATAGGAAAGACCCAGACGCAAATTGTAAAGAAGTATGGATTTCACAGGCAGACTGTAATTAGTATACTCACGGATTATTCGGATCATCTAGGTAAGTTCAAGGAACTGGGTGGTAAGCTCGCGGCCAGGAACTATTTGCAATTGACTTCATTAGAAGAGGATCTGGTAGAGAAGGTGCGGGATAGGTTGGAGAATGACCCAGAGATGGAGGTAAGCTTCCGCGATTTGAAGGAGCTTTCAATAGCAAAGGCTAATGCTAGTCGTGAAGCCTTGACCGCGAGAGGTGAAGCCAGTAATATAACTGAAGAGAGAAAGGTAGTTACTCAAGAGGATTACGAGGATACTATCAAGGCAGCGAAGGAAAGACTTGAGGCACTTAAAAAAGTAGATATAATAGATATAGATGGCGATAACTGAGGATTATGATGATTTATTTGATAGGGTTCGTGGCAACTTAGGCGAACACTTCTCAAACTACATGTTTATTGTCATGGACGATGATGGCGACTTGTTCTATGATTATAGCAACTATAGGGTTGGTAGAATGCTTGTTAAGGAAGCTCATGAAGATATGCAAGGCAAAACAGATATGCTTGATGTCATATGGGAAGAAGAGATAGCAGAAGAAGGCGACGAAGAAGATGGAACTGACGTTTACTAAGCATCCTTTATTGGATGCACCAACTGACGAGGAGATAGTACTTCTCGCGGAACAAGACCCACAGCTGCTACGGCAGCTTTTTGAGGTTCATGAGGGTAGGATACAGGCCGCGGAGGAAGATCCTGTTCGTTATGGCTTTGACCTTGAGGGCTGGGCTAGGATCAGAGATGGCTTAGAGGAGTACAATGAAGTACTTGTTCTGGGTGGTAATAGATCTGGAAAGACTACTGGTTGTGCAAAAATGCTCATGGAGTCCGTTATGAATAATAATGATGGTCATATTGTTTGTTTTAGTCAGAACGCAGATACTAGTATCAAGGTTCAGCAGTCCGCGATTTGGGAGATGATGCCAAAGGAGTTCAGAAGAAAGACTAAAAGTACAGAGGGATATATAAATTTTTCTATGCAGAATGGATTCACTGGTAGTTCATTTATTTTTCCAGATACTAGAACCAGAGTAGATTTTAAGACTTATACGCAGTTCAGTAACAATCAGACTATATTGGAAGGTTTTGAGTTCGGTTTTAAGCAGCAGAGTTCTAATAATATTGGTGCTTGGTTAGACGAGTATCTAGGGGACGCGGCTCTGGTAAATACATTAAGATTTCGTCTTGCTACCAGGAACTCAAAGATGCTTATAGGATTTACACCTATTGATGGATATACTCCATTCGTAGCAGATTATATTAAGGGAGCTGAAACATTGCAGACTAAGCCCGCGGTATTACTGGACAGAGATGTACCAGTAAAGCAGTACAGTCCAGATCGCGATGCATCTATAGTATATTTGCATTCTGATGAAAATCCATTTGGCGGATATGAACGTATAGCAAAGGATTTAAAGAATAGACCCGAAGAAGAAATATTGGTTCGTGCTTATGGTATACCTGTAAAGAGTATGACCTCCTTGGTTCCTATGTTTAACACAGAGGTAAATGTAATTTCGGACGTAGAGAACAGATATGGTATGGAGTTTCCAGACATAAGCGGACATGGGTTTACTTGTTATCAAGTTGTTGACCCAGCTGGAGCCAGAAACTACGTTGCAATATGGGCTGCCGTAAACAGAGATGGGGAAGTATATATACGAAGAGAGTGGCCAGACAGAGATACTTATGGAGAGTGGGCAGAGTTCGGAGACCCAAAGTGGAGATATGGCCCAGCCGCGAAAAAGATTGGTCTAGATATTTCTGGTTATGTAGAACTGTTTGAAGAAATAGAAAAAGATTTAGGTATTAAGGTATTTGAAAGAATAGGTGACTCTAGATTCTTCGCTAAAGAAAATGAAAATAATGACGATCTATTTACTGTTTTTGCTGATTACGATATGCATTTTGTCCCATCTGATGGGCGAAATGAAGAATTTGGAATAAATGCACTTGACGAATGGTTTGCATACAATCCAAATGCAGAGATAGATCACGCAAACAGACCAATGTGCTACATTCACGAGGACTGTGGTAATTTAATAGATAGTTTAATTAACTACAATAGTAAAGGTAAAACAGACGAGCCACTAAAGGACTTCTTTGACGTAATTAGATATTTGCGTACATCCGCTGGAGGAGATGGGCCTATGCACATTGACAAATGGGATTTTCAAAGTAGTCTAAAATCAACAGGAGGATATTAATGCCAAAAGTAAAATTAACAAAGTTAGCAGAAGAAAACAATACATCTTTTGAAGAAGCTATGGAAATAGCAAAAGATAAGTTGCCAGAGGATTATCTCACTGGCAAAGGTAAGAACACATGGGTATGCGAAGACGGTCAAGATATATTAATTGAAGCCTTTGATGTACCAGAACTTGTGCCTAAGTTTCTTCATGGAATCGTAAAGCACAATGCGCCTAATCCGCACTATGTATATGCTTACATAAAAGAGATAGGTAAAAAAGTGCCAGTTGTTATAAGTAAGTATTTTAAAGATCGTTTAGTAGGAAAACAAATAGACATTGAAGCCATCCAAGATAATAAAGGCGTGTCATACAGACACGCACCGAAAAAAATACGATGATCCTACTTTGGATCCGCACTGGATATTAGAACAGGTAGATAGATTGCTCGCCTGGGAAATGCTTACTCGTGCATTGACATTTAGAATGCATGAAGAACTTCTACCTCAAGATTTGTGTGATAGAATTGGTGTCCATAAAGGTTTCGTATATGAAATAATAAAATCCGCAAGAAAACAATTAAATGCACCAAACTGATGATTTCCAGTCCTTGACCTACGTTGGCAAGGAACCAAACATTCAAGCTTTAAACAAAGCATACGATCAAACAACAAATGAACTAGAGTCTTACTTTGACCAGTGCAGAAACAACTACGACGATAGACGTAACTTTTGGCCTGGAAAAAGTACTGACCTTAGAAAGCATGGGGCAGATGCATTCCCTTGGGAAGGTGCATCTGATATGGAAGCTCATACTATTGATGAGCGTATTACTCGTTTGGTATCTTTATTTATGTCCTCTTTAAATAGGGCTAATGTTAGAGCTTACCCAGTAGAGAGCGGAGATATTTCAAGAAGCAAAGTTGTTTCTAGTTTTTTAAAGTGGATGACTACATCTGGTTACATTCCAAGATTCAAGCAAGAGATGGAACTTGGTGCCAACTATCTATTAGAAAGAGGTGTATTGATTACATATGTAGGATGGAATCGCGAAGACAGAAGATATTTACAAAAATTAAATCTTGAACAGATTGGACAAATCTCTCCAGAAACAGCAGAGATGATTTTAAATGAAGCTCAAGAAGATATGGTCATAAGTAGTTTTGAACAAGCATTTGATGGAGTAACTGTTAAGAGAGCTAAGAAAGCAATTAAGTCCTTGCGTAAAACTGGTTTTGCGGAACTACCAGTTGTTCGTAGGCAGATAGATGCTCCTAACATTAAAACATTAGCCCCAGATGGTGATTTCTTTTTTCCTAGTTATGTTACTGATCCACAGCGCGCACCATATTGTTTTTGGCGTACTTACTATACTGCACAGGAATTAGAAAACAAAGTAATTACAGATGACTGGGATGAAGACTTTGTTCAGTATCTAATTCATCATTTCAAAGGTGTGTCTATTGATAGTGTAGAGCGCGAGCAAGAAGGTAGACGTAGCATTAGCCAAATGGAAGATGTATACGAAGCAGAAGAACTTATTGAAGTAGTTCATTGCTTCCAAAGACTTGTAGATAAAGAAGACGGAGCAGAAGGAATTTACGAAACAATCTTTCATAGAGATTTTACTGGAGATGATGGCGTACAAGGTTATGCTAAATTTCAGTTACTGAATGGATATGAAGATTATCCAGTTGTTGTTACTCGTTTTTCTGAGGATAGTAAGCGTTTATATGACGCAAGTACAGTACCAGATTTACTTCGTGGCATTCAACAGCAAGTAAAAATTGAAAGAGATTCTCGCATTGATCGCGCAAGTATTGCTACATTGCCTCCAATAATGCATCCAGTAGGACAAGCACCAACGGACTGGGGGCCAGGGAGATTTATACCTTACAGGCGTAAAGATGAGATTCATTTTGCGGATACTCCAAACATGGAAGATGTTCAAGCTTCTATAGAAATAGAAAAGACTTTATTAGAGCAAGCCGACAGAGTTATGGGACTAGATGAAAGTAGTCAAATATCTGGTGTAAGAAAGCAATTCTTTGTAGATAAATTCTTACATCATGCATCTGAAGTTTTGCGTATGTCATTTAGATGCTTTCAGAGATTTGGCCCAGACAATATGTTCTTTAGAGTTACTGGTGTGCCAGATCCAATGGAGTTTTCTAAAGGTGACCCAGATGAAAACTTTGATGTTGTAGTTAGTTACGATGTTCTAAACACTGATCCAGATACTCAAGAAAACAAGTTGAAACAAATGGTGCAGTTAATGCAACTTGATAGAAATGGGAGAATTAACGTAGATACTTTACTAGATGTTCTTGCTGGTAGCATTGATCCTATACTCGCTGATGCAGTACTACAACCTACTGAAGTTGCTCAAGAGAAAGCACTCAAGGATATTACAGATGATTTAACTAAAATTCATGCTGGTATAGAGGTACCCGCTAGACCTAATGCTGGTCAAGTAGCATTACAACTAATAGAACAATATGTCCAACAACCAGATATTGCACAAAGGTTGCAAACTGATCAAGGTTTTGCTGAAAGGCTTAACAAATATCAACAGCAATATCAATTTGCCCAAATGCAGCAAGTTAATGCAACTCAGTATGGCCAGTTTGGTACTACTGCTGCTTCTGTTGGAGACGTGCAGACCCAAGGAATGGAGCAATAAAGTGGATATATTAGGAAATCAATATAATCCAAGTTCGCCCGTTCCAAATCTTATTGGAATGCAAGAAGGTGATGTAATGGCTGGTGTTGTGACAGAACCTTCTGGTATGGATCAATTTCCTATACAAGTAGCTCAATTGCACGATCAAGGTAAGTACGGAGATTATGTTGACCAAACAGCAAATCTTAATGAAGTATACGAATCTATGCAAGAATACTTTCCAACAATAACTGGGCAGTCGGCTATATTGGGAAATATAAATAAAGAGGCTCCAAGTTTTAATTTTATGCAAAGAGAAGAAGGCGTTGAATTAGGTGGAGTTGGATTATTCCAATTTACTAACCAGCACAGAGATCGTTACAATAAATTTATTGAAGATCGCGATTTAAATAATAGTATTGATTCTCAATTAAAGTACGTACACGATTCTATATATGGAGGCGGTTACAATACTGAACAAATGGGTGGAACTAATGCTAAAAAAATACAACAAGCATTTTTAGGCGATGACCCAGTTGCTGCTTCCGATATGTTATTAGATCGTTTCTTTAAACCACTAAAACCCGAAGACAGTAGGGATGACCGAAGATCTTTTTCACAAAATTACTACGATCAATTAAGTAATTTATGACATTAGAAGAATCCGTAAATACATTAAAGCACCATGAAAGTTTTGGTGCATTTATTAACAATGTTCACCAGCTTCGCGAAGAAGCCATAGGAGAACTCAATGCAGCTCCAACAGAGCTAGTCCAGCAATTGTCTGGAAAAATATTAGCTTACGACGAAGTTTTGCGTATGTCTAACTACGAAGAAATCCAAAGAAGGTTTTCTACTAGTTTAGGTATATAAAACTTGTGTTATAATCTGAGAATCGCCACCGCTGGCGTAAATAGCGTTATTATATGAACAATGAAGTACAGGCGAACGCTGATGCCGAAAATACAGCGAGATTACAGTCAAACGCGTCACTCTCTGAGTTTGCAAGATTCAGAGCGAATCAACTAATGGGACAACCGCAAGAGGAAGTTCAAGAAGAAATTCAAGAGCAACCCCAAGCAGAAGAAACAGAAGTTGTTGACGAGGTCAACGAGACCGAAGAGCCTATTGAGGAAACTCAAGAAAGCACAGAGGAAACAGAGACCCAAGATGTTCTTTCTAATATTGATTTGGATAACTTATCCGAAAATGAGTTACGCGAACTATCTGATAAATTAGGTAGTAGAGCAGTAATGCGTTTCGGTGAGCTGACCGCTAAACGAAAGCAAGCTGAAGCTGAACTTTCTGAACTGCGTAAAAAACTCCAAGATTCTGACAATCCTCTCAAAGGAAATGTAGATCAATCAAGAAACCCTTATCGCAATGTAAAGTCTATAGAAGAGCTACAAAAAATAGCTAATGATGTAGATAGTATTGTAGAGTGGGCAGAAGATACGATCTTCAATGCAGAGGGTTACGGAGCGGACGATGTAGTAACAGAAGTGAACGGCAAGGAGTACACAAAAGCTGAAGTCAGAAAACAGCTATTGGATGCCAGAAAAGCCGAGAAGAAATTTCTTCCAGCGCAGTTAAAGGTTCTACAAGACAAGGAATACGCACAGCAAGCCAAGAGTTCACTAACTGAAAAAGCCAAAGAAGAATTTGGTTGGATTGGTAAAGACGGTGACGAACTTAATGAAAAGTACAAGGCTATGCTAGACGATCCAAGGTTGGAAGGTCTTGAAGAATTCTCGCCAGAGTTAGCAGCACAATTACCATACTTGTTGGCGCACTCAGCTAACAGCCTTTATGGACGAAAAGTAATCAATCAAGATGCTCCAGTCCAGACTAAAAAGGGTGTTCAGTTAGACCCGCCATCTTCTATGCCTGGTAGTGCTAAGTCAGAGAAACAAATCAGTAGCGCTTTGAAGAACTTAAAAGCTTCTCAGCAAGCATTTCGTGACACTGGTTCAAAGGACGACTTCATAAAAATGAGAACCATGAGGTTCTCGCAATAACAACAATAACATTATTATTATTTTTTAAAACATTATGGCATTTTCAAGTACATTTGACCCAACACCGTCGGCAACTACGGTTCAAGGAGCTAGTGTATCCAATAGAGAAGACTTGTTAGACGTATTAACAATTCTTGCTCCAGAAGAAACACCAGTTCTTTCATCTGCCTCTAAAACAAAAGCTAACAGCACATTTGTTGAATGGACAGTTGACTCATTGGCAGCACCTGTAACAACAGGTATCTCAGAAGGACAAGACGTAACATCTTTTACAGACAAATTCGCATCACGCGCTCGTCTTGGTAACTTCGTTCAAAAATTCCGTCGCGATTATTTAGTATCTGATCTACAAGAAGCAGTTGACTCAGTCGGCCCAGCTAAAGTAGCTCAAGCAGAAGCTAAAGCAATCCGCGAGCTTAAACGTGACATTGAAGCAACTCTTTGCTCAGAAAATGATCGCGCTGCTGAAAACGGATCTAACCAAGCTTATGCTCTTCGTGGTTTAGGTAAATGGATTGACGATTCTCCTGGATCTGACGTTCCATCTGCTTTCCGCACTGATGGTTCTGCATTGCACGACCAAGGCGAAGGTGACCTTACTGAAACAGCATTCAACGGCATTATTACAGAAATCTTCAAAAAGACAGGTTCTACAAACAACCTAACATTGTTTGCTGACACAGGTCTTCGTCGTCACATCTCTGACTTCGCTCGCTTTGGTAATGAAGGTTCTTCTGCTGCAACTGACCAAGCTGGTACTCGTAGAGTAAACATCGGTAACGGTGAAACTAGCATCAAAATGTCTGTTGATCTTTATCAGTCAGACCACGGTATCGTTTCTATCGTTAACGCTAACCCAGATTGTATGCCTACTATCGGATCAGCTACTACAGCAGATTCTGGAGGTTACTTACTAAACCCAGAGTATTATGGTGTTGCTGAGTTAATTCCTATGGGATCAACTCGTCTACCTAACTTAGGTGGTGGTGAGCGTGGCTTCGTTGATTGCGCATTAACATTGTTAATGCAGCACCCACAAGCTCATGGTAAGATTGAAGACGTAGACTAATCATTAACTAAGGAGAATTAAAATATTATGGCTAGATTAACCGTAAACGAAGCTGGAACATCTGGATATACAGATGAGCTAGTTCTTACACCTTCTGACTTCACAGCTGCTGCTGGAAACTCTACTACTGTAGTTAATTTCCCGCTTGAAGCTGGTGACCTAGTTGACGCTTGTGCATTAGTAGTTGTTGAAGCATTCAGCACTAACGTAAACATGACTGTTGGGCCTGTTGGTTCAGTAGATGGTGCGGGAGCTGATGCAGACGGATTCATTGAAAACGTTGCAACAAATGCTGCAAGTACAGCTGTTAACACTGGTGACCTTTTGGACGACGGTGGTGATGCTCAGAATAACATATTCAAAGCTGATGCTGATGGAAACATTGCAATCACCGCTTCTGGTGCATTGGATGGAGACACAGCTGGCAAAATGCGTGTATTATTCAGTGTTAAACGCACAAACTTCTAATTATATCTTCGGGAAGGGGGCTTCGGCCCCCGCCCCTTTTTTTATGTCAAAAACGTCAGAAACACCTAACATTATTACAAGTGTTCCTCGCTACTCAGATGGTGAGGTGGATAGAGCATTCATGAAGGAGCTATTGACTGGCTTTGAACTTGAACGCAAAACAGAGGGAGAACGCGAAATGCAAGCCCGAAAAGAAGCTCATGAGTTAAGCGGTAAAACGCATCCTACTTTAGGAAAACCAGTGGCAACAATGCCAGCTCGCGAGTTTTTTAGATTAACAAAAAAGTATGGACACGAACAAGTTCATTCTAAAGAATTTTTACAGTACTATAATAAGAAGTTCCCAGAACTTAGCCCAAATAAAGCATAATGCAAACTGATACATACGCCAATCTAGTAAAACTAATACAGGCACTTATAGGTGCTGGGACATTAACACTAGACGAGCATCGTAATATATTTCAGCTTGTCAATAGACGATTGTCTGATGCTTATAATACAACTCAGTCTTGGCCCAGGTACTTAGTACCATCAGAGAAAAGAGATATTAATCACTATACTTTATCTGACGCTACATCAAGTACAAGTACATCCGTAAATCAAAATTATATTTTACTTGGGGATAACGATGGTAATACAGGTAAATTAGATACTAACGTGTATCAAGGCGTAACAACATCAAGCGTAGTAATATATAAGAACGCAAGTAATGCATGGATAGTTGCTACTGGTGCCACCGTTGCTATTCAATCTAACGGAAAGTATAGAATTACAGTTGCAGGTACAACTCAATTTACTGAAGCAGATGATGACAAAAAGGTTGCACTTGAAAAAGTAGAAGTATTTACACCAAGATCTGGTTCAGATGAATTAGGTGTAGAACGCAAGAATCTTATACCTTATGCTGAAAGTGGAGAGAATACAATTGGAGAGTTCTTTCGTATTCATAGAAAGAAAGCTTTTCTTAATCAATCTCAGTTAGAGTACGATTTTTTTATTGATGTAAATGGTGCTAATATATTAAATACAGCAAATTCATCAGACAGATCTGCTTTTGTTACTTATAAAAAGCAATTAACATTAGTTAGTATAACTGAGGGTGGCTCACCAGCGGTTACTGATTATACTAATGATTCAACAGCTGTACCTAAAGAATTTTTCTATTATATTGCGCACTCCGTGTACGCTGATTTCTTGCGTATAGAGCGCAGATATGAGGAAGCAATACGAGAAGAGGCCTCTGCTCAAAACTATTTAGCTCAAGAGCTTGAAAAGCTTGATATAATAGCTAACAACAATAATTTAAAGAAAAAATTCTCAACGCATTTAAACCGCAATTCTAGATAATCATGCCAAATTCAAGATCAACAAATCTATACCCAAAGGTAGTTAATGGACACACTGACCAAGCACTAGCTGTAGGTAACACAGTAAATACATTTGGAGCTTTTAGTTCTGCTTGTAAATATGTAGTGCTAGATGTTCAAGTTGCTGATGTGCGTGTAACCTATGATGGATCTAATCCAGATAACACCCAGGATAGTGGAACCGCAAACGGACATATTTTGTTTGCAGGACGATCTTACACTTGGGCTGTAGAAACAGCAAGAGCTGCTAAATTCATAGAGAACACTACAACAGATGCAATTATTCACGCATCAGAGTTTACTGACTAATGTCCTCAGAAAAGCTAGGTCACAACAACAATGTCCTCAAGGGAGACCTTGGTGGAGGTTTTAATATACTCACAGGAAGCACTGGAGAGCAGACCGATCTAGGAATAGCTCGTAGATTCGGTGGTGCTTCAGCTGCTTACTCATTGCGAGATATTGGTGCAATGAATGGTTCTGTTGTAAGAGTTCGTAGAGAACCAGAAGATACCACAGCCGCTATAGATGACGAAGAAAACTTCTCAGCTAATCAAGTACAAGATGGTACTTTAGAAAGATGGGTAAACGGCAAACTGGAGAATACACTACCAGCAGATGTAGCAACAGCCGCAGCTGCTTATAGTCTTCGTAAGGTAAAAGCTACTTACAGCGGTAATGCAGTTCGTATTCGTAGAAGCTCAGATGATGTTGAGGTAGATGTAGCTTTTGATTCAGATGATAAAGTAAGTGCAAGTTCTGCAATTACAAATATAGCTGAACAAGGTGGCGAAAGTGGAAGCACAAATGCTACTGACCTTAATGGATTTTTAAATGAAACACTAACAGTAGGTGTAGCTGTAGAAGGAGGAAGTGGTGCAGATAGACCAGACTCTTTTACAAATGCTACTAATTCAAGTTTTACTGCTACTGTAACAGAAACAGCTGGAGGATATTTTCCTTATAAAACTGCAACTGGCGATGTTATAACTGTATCTTTTGACATTGTTCTTTCTGGTGCATCTCCATCTGCTTGTACTTCAAATAGTATAAACACAGTTAATAATGCTTCTAATACTGTAGTATATTCTACCTCTGGAAGTTATACCACTTCCTTTACTTGTACCGCAGATGCAACACACTTTAGATTTGCAGATGGTGATGATGGAACTTTTGCTGTAACTAATTTAAA